TACTGGATCAGGGATCGCCTCGGGCACAGCAGTGACATCGGTAAAGGTGCCGTCCCAGCCTTCGTCGGAATAGGCTTCTTCGCCTTCAGTCTCCGACCCTTCACCGTAGCCGTTATAGCCGTTCAGTTTTCTGCGTTGTGGCATGATCGTGCCTCGTTATGACCACCTGTCGGGGTCCATAGGGGCCGGCCCGCGCTCCGTGTTTACTCGCGATTTGCGCCGAACTCCGCTCCGTGGCAGAGGCCGTGCCCCGGTAAAGGCGAATATAGACCCCGGCCCTCCCGGTCCCTCCGTCTCAGACCCTTCGCCCCCTGGTTCGCCCTCGTAGTCGGGGTGGCGAACGTCTGGGTTCATGGGTAAGTCGTAGCCGCGGACGTTGACTTTTCGTTCCCTGTCGTAGGCATCTGTGTCATTGCGGAGATACGGGGAGTCGTCGCCGCCGCCCCAGCCATCGCCTCCAGTGGCTCCGGTAAAGAAGTTCCCGGACTGATCCTGCTCGACACCGAGCAACTGCAACATCGCCATTAACTGTGGGATGTCGCCCCCCGGATTAGGGAAATCAGGGGCTGGTTGTGGGATAGGCGCGACCGGACCCCTCGATCCAATATTGATGCCCGGACGTGTAACCTGGCTTGGGTCAGTCAGCGCCGGGTCGAATCCCGTTAGTCCTGCAACTGGTTGCACCATCGACGCGGTGCCCGCCGAGAGCGGCGTTTGCGCCCGTCCCAGACCGATGCCCAAGGCCTGCTCAAGGCCACGCGTGGCGTCCCCGAGCATGGTCCCGGTGAGATCCGACCGTCTTGGCGGACCCTTGCCGCCATAGCCTGCGAGCTCGCCCTGGGCTCCAGCCGACATGCCCTGGCCGAGGGCTCCGACACCGCTAATCGCGGCTGGGATCACCCATCCTGCTGTAGCTGGATCCATTACTGCAACTCCTTCCGTAAAATCAGGTGCGGCACCGTTTCATAGCCCAGTCGCTTGGCAAAGAGTCGTGACCGGCGGTTCTCCGGGTTAATCGAAACCATCAGGTGCCGGACCCCCAGCTTTTTCGCGACGGCTTCGCCTTCCTTCGCCACCGTAAAACTGTGCCGGCGCTCCGCAGGCACCACGTAAATATGCGGTCTCCCTGCATCCCCCGCCGGGGTCACGTCACTCAGGATGGTGAATCCCACCGACCGGTCATCACAGTCCGCCATCAGGAAAATCGTGCGTCCTTCCTGTTGCGCCTGGAAGAGCGTGTTGAAAGCCATGGTGCAATCCAACGCATCCGGGAGTGGCACCCCCATCACCGCCTCCAGCCCCGCTCGGTCGTGCTCATACCACCCCTCAAGCGTCGTCGGGTCGTCGGGGCCGAACGGCCGCAGCGTAATCGTCGCCATAGCACCCCAGTCGGCAGTGTAGCATTCTACGACAGTCCTGTTTTCTTCCAGCTCCCGTTATACGCATACAGGTCGTTGTTGTCGGTGTCATACACCAAGGGCACCGTTGCCCCTATTGGGGTCGGGGTCGCCGAAGGCACTCCAGCCACGCTTGGGATATATAAGAACCCTACAGCGGATAAGTTGCTGACAGCACTGTCGCCCACCACAACGCTGCCGCCCTTGCCGTTAAGCTGTAATGGGGCCAAGCCCGAATTGCTCCACAAACGAGCCTGCAACGCCGAGGTTCCGTCACTCCCATAGACATGCAGGAGGGAATTGGGGCCATCATCGGCGTCGCCCCCCGATGAGACAAACCGAGCACTCAAGACCTCGTTAGTATTCTGCGTATTTTCGATAGTGACAACGGAGCTATTTGTCCCGCTGGCCTCGGTCGATGTGTTCGCGTCCGCTACATGCAACGTCCCTATAGAGTGTGTTGGGGTCATCGTTCCCAGAAAGACTGGCCCCTCGCTGGTGAGCACGCCAACTGACGAGTAGGTTGTTTGTGTTGTTCTCAGGTTAGTGCCTACACTCGCTGGGAGCGCAAACGCATTATTTCCGTTCACATCCCCAATGTTCAGATTCCGCTTATTGGTTATGCCTTCAGCTACAACGTGCATGATGGGGCAGCCCTCGGTGTAGGTATTGATGAACACGTTCCCTACCCCAGCAGCAGTCCCCGCCCACTTCATACCAATGTCGCAGTTCTCTAGCTCAAGATCGACCCATGTCCCCGAGCCATTCAGCGATATTCCAATATACGTTGCGCCAGCCGGGTCCGGGTCATACAAACCAGCGAGGCCGCATTGAATAAAACTATTAGGCCCCATGCCACCCTGACTGAAATCAAACCCAATAGGTGGAATGGCGTAATCAAGACCTTGGGTAAACCCCATCGACATCCGAATATTCACATAGGTGTTCAAGACATTGTTCGACCGGCCTGTTGCAATCGGCGAGCCGGGGGCTGGAGTCTCGATGTCTGCGTCCACAGTAAAGGTAAATGTGGTGGTATCTGTTACTTCAATAATAGCTTCGATATTCCACTTGCCCTCGTCACTCCCGGTGACCCCGCTAATATCCACGGTGGTGCCACTGTCATATCCGTGTGGCTCCGTCGCAATGAAGGTGGCCGTTGTTCCATCTGCCGTAAGTTCATCCGTAGCTGCTGTCGCCACCCCATAGGAATCAATCTTCCAGCCTGCATCGCCAGCGCCAGCCAGAAACAGATCAGAGAAACTCGACCGATTGACCCCCGGACCCATGCGGAGGGCATACTGTGTGTCTGCCATCCCACCGAACGCTAGATGCTCCATGACAATGCCGTTGAGATCCGTCCCGGCGTTGTCGATATAAAAGACATCCTTGCCTGCTGTTTCTTGCTGGATCACGGCCCCATTGAGGCGAGCCCCGGGTCCTACCTGAAACCCAGACCCAATAATCGAGATCGACTTTGACACCGTTAAGGTGTCGGTAATCCTGTAGCGTTGATGGGCAAGGGCGCTCCCTGCTGTCGCTGCTGGCACAAAGACAGTGCCGCCTTCTGGGCATGCATCAATAGCAGCTTGGAACGCTTGAGTGTCGTCTGTTGTCCCATTACCAACGGCCCCATAGGATTGGACGTTATAGACCCCCGTGATGGCTGTTGTAACGGCGTTCAGGGCTGGAACGAGTCGCGCTAACCGCCGACGGGTATCGATAATGCCGAGATAGAGATACCGGACAGCCCGCTGGGTAAACGCACCCGCTTCTTGCTTCACCTGTGTCAGGTTGAGATTCTGCCCGAAGCGTCGAACACCAGGCTGTGGCATCTACGCCTTCCGCCGTCGCATTTTCCCGAATGTCTGGGCCAGGTGCGCCCGACGCTTGGTTTTGGTGGTGGCCTTCGATCCCGGCTTGAGAGCATCCTTGGCGAGCTGCGCCGTGCTCACTCCGGCCCGTGCCGCCTGCTCACCGAACGCCCCCTTCTTGAAATCGGGGCCTGCCTTCATCTTCTGAATCCACTTGCCAGCCATTAGCCCTGCAACCTCCGTGTGGCTCCCGGCAACACCTGATAGCCGAGGGTCATTCCCTCGAGGCTCCAACTCCCATTGGTCGAATCGTCGCTGATACGAATCCGGCATCCGACATCCTGGACGTAGTCGCCGTTGGTCCCCTCCAGATTGATAATCTTCTGCACCGACTCGTAGGGCACCACGATATTGCTGTTCTCGGAGGTCTCAATGCCTGATGAGTCAGTGGGAGGGTCCGCGTCTGGGTCGGCTGTCGTAATTAACTGCAAGCCGACCGCCACCAGGGACCGGCTGGCGGCTCCGCGACTCACGGCGTCGTCTGACGAACTGCCACTCATCCACTCCACGGTGAGCGTGACATCCGTTTCCGCCTCGGCAATGATGTCTAGCCAGCGCCAGCGTTTGAGAAACGCCATCAGGCTGTCCTGCCCCTCGCCCCCTCCGTAGATCACCTTGGTGATCCATCGAGACGCGATGTCGTCCCCGTCGAACGAATCCCCGCTGAAGAACTTATAGGCAAACCCGCCCTTCCCGAGTTGGGCCTCGCCTGCGATGATGACCTGGGTGTCGCTGGAGGTGTCTACGATGGTGGCCGCTGAGATCGGCATCGTGGGCCACACATACCAGACGCCCCAGCGGTAGTTCCAGACCACCGCCTGGGTGCATTCGGCATTCTCGCCCACCGGAGTGGGCCCGGGCCAGAACCAGACGACATGTCCGTTCTCGATATCATGCACCGCATGGATTTTCGCACGCTGGGCATACAGAAACGTCTTCAACGTCTCCTTGACCGGGGTGGAAATAATGGTGTCGTTGTTCCCATCGAAGACCCGAATATCGCCCATCGGGGTGAAATACGCCAGCACGACCCGGCTTGTCGTGACCTGGCCTCCCGAGGAGTCGGTATAGGTAGACCCGGCAGGGATACGCACCACCGACGCTTGCGACACCGCACCCGTAACCGCATTGGACTTGGCGTTGTCCCAGTCCATGATATCGGCAATTATTTCGCCGGTCCCTGAGACGGTCCAGATGGACCGCTCCAGGAAAGCGACCAATGCTCCCTCGAAATCCCCAATGAGTGCGGTGAGGAGGTCCCCCACCGAACTTTGATCGGTAAAATCGAGGTAGTTATTGGCCCCCACCTGATCGGGCTGGCCTGGGTCGGACCACTGAACCCGACGCGGATAGGTGTTGGTCCGTCCCCACCAGAGTCGCTGTTTGTGGGGTTCGCAGAGGTACGATCCGGTCGGTGGGGCATCGCCGTGCTCCTCAAGGGCGCGATTCGACAGAATATCCAGGTCTGACGCATTATCGGTGTAGGACGCGGTGGCCCAACCGTCGATAAACGTCATAAAATAGAACGTCGTGCCGGTGCCGGTCGTGCGATACAGCTCATAACCCGTGATGTCTGTGGCCGTAATGGTGCCGGTGGCTGGAGTCGTAGGAGACCCTGACACTGTGTAGGTAAACGTCGTGGCGCCGTCATAGGTCACCGAAAAGGTGCCGTTATAGTCTGATTGATCGGCCCCAGCAATCGTAATGAGGTCACCCGTGCTGTATCCGTGGCTTGAACCTGTCGTCACGGTCGCTGTTGTGCTTACTCGGAGAATGGAAGAGACGCTCGTCGTGTTCGTATCCGCCGTCCACGACAGGTCGGCCTTCTCGTTCTGCACCTGAATGACATTCGAGGTCGCCGATCCCGCAGATCGTTCCTCAGAACTATTCATGCTGACCAGTTTCCACGTATAGGAGCCGTTTAGCTGGCCGCTTGCGGTGTTGATAACCCCAGTCGGCGTCGGAGACTGCGTCGTTGGACCGGCAGTCGAGAGCGCATCGCCGTCCCACGCTCGGGGAGCCACGACACCATCAGCAAAGAACAGCGTGTTGCCCACCTGGGCGAAATCAGGGATGGCCCCCACCGATCCGCCCCCCAGATCGTCAATGAACTCCCAGACCACCCCATCGTCGGTGCTATACCGGAGTTCGTACTCGTTCGTGCCATCGTCAAAGACCCCCAGCACCTGGCGCGTGATGGTGCCGTTGCTGTTGGTCTTCCGGTAGGCTCGCAACCCCCGCAGCATCGTGGCTGACCCGCCCGTCTTGGTGGTCACCGCCGAGGAGTTTTGCTTGGCGTAGCCCGAAATCTTCTTGGCACGGCCCAGTTTGTCTATCCAGAGGTTCCTCGAGCCTGACGAGGAGTAGATCGAGGGGAGCGCCACAGAGTGGATACCCTCCTGCGTCCCCAGAAAGACCGTGAAGACCTGAGTCTGGATGGGATACGGCATGGCTATCCGTTCATCGAGCCGCACTGCTCGGGTGCAAAGTGCATCGACATCACCGACCGGCAGATATCGGCTCGGCGTGTGCAGTCCTCCTCGGACCACTGGGGGTCACGCCGATGCCAGCCGGAATGCTCAAACGCACAGTATTTGGTGTTCGTATTCATGTTGACTTCACACCCGAGACGGCAGCGCAATGTGAGTGTCTCGTCGTCAATCTCATTCGGGAACTGCGCCATTCGCACCACGTTGGGTGGAAGGTCCCCATAGAGGGATTCGCCACCGTGGACATGGTCTTCCTCCCCCTCCCAGTCCGTATTCCCCAATGGGGGCGGGGCATAGTGAATGCCCACGTCTCGCCCGTGCCAGTTCACTTCGTTGACCCAGCGGTGGATGTTGGGGTTGCGCTCATCAGCCGAGCCCCAGACTTCGTTGAGTTCCCAGCTGAGCATGTAGAGACAGACATCCTCATGGGTGGAGTCCACCAGTTGCTGGGTGCGGGCAATGATGGTGTCGAGGTCCAGGTGCTCCAGGGTGGGCTGGTCAATGACCCCCACCATCGGAATCAGTCCGGCTTCTCTGGCCTCCC